AGGTTGATTTCCACGATCCCGATACCCTATTAAATACTATGCCCTTGTGTAAGGTTCATCATACATCCAAGGGGTACGGAATTCACAATATTACCTATCCAATCTGGATACTACAGAAATATATGAATGAAGAAGCTCTAGATGATTTCCATACCGCAGTAGAGAAAATGTTACAGGAGGAGAATCATGGCAACGCCTAAAAAGAAATACCCATACGCTATTTATTACAAAGACGGCTCCTACATGATTTATGATTTGACAACCGACGATTACGCTACCCTAGTTCAAAGTATGATTGAGGAAGCCCATGCCGTTGTAACTTCTGTCGGACTTCTAGTTCTAGAGGATATCCGGTCCATCATTGAACAAAAACCGGAAAAGGTCAAGAAGGTCAAACCTGAAAAACCAGCATACCCTGACTTAGATGCAGAAAGTGTAGAATGGCTCAATGAGTTTATGAAACAGGAGGGGATGAACTAATGGCAGAGAAAGAACAACCCAAATTAACCGCAGCACAGGAACAAAAGCTGATTCAAAAATACTACCAACGATTCCGCAAAAGTCAAAGCACCACAACCGAAAAGCGTAAACTTTGGCAGATTCTTGATATGTTTGACCGTGGGGATCAGTGGAAGAATCAAGCGATCCCACCATGGGTACCGAAGCCTGTAACCAACCGTATTCGGTATGTGCGTACCTTAAAGCGGGCCAATCTCGCTAGTTCAATTCCCAAAGCGAACTTCTCTCCTGAGTATAGGGAAGATGCTGCTTACATCTCTAGATTGCAAAAGGCGTACGACCACGTATGGGAAAAGAAGAAGGTTCCCCGTGTGGTTCGTCGTAGCATTGACCGAGCATTACTCCAAGGTACAGCAATTGCGTATGTGTATTCTGAAGATGACGTATATGGGAAGTATTATGGAGAGAATGATTTACGTAACCGTCTCTTCCAGGGGGACATTTGTGTAAAACGTATCCCAGTGGCGAACTTCTTCCCGGACCCTGATGCGTACCGTCTAGAGGAATGTAAATTCGTCGAAGTAACGGACGTACTTTCCCTAGCTCAAGTGAAGGAAAATCCTGAATTTCAAAAATATGCAGGAAAGAAACTACAAGATCTGGATATTACCGGACCGGGGCAGGATCAGGATGAATCCGGGGCAATTTACGGGCGTGAAGCGACTCCTTTGAATAATGGAATGAACGTTCAAGGGGATGAAATGGTCACTCTTCATACGCATTGGGACCGTGAATTTAAAGATGGAAAGTGGACGTATAATTGTACCTACTATCTGAAAGAAGCAGACTTTATTCTCCTCAGATTGACAGATATTAAGCCAGCCGAATTCCCGTTTGGTGTTTTATATGATGAAGAAGAGGAAGCCGAATTCTTCGGTTCATCAACCGCTATGGATATTCTGGAGAATCAGAAGATCATCAATAAGCTGGACCAGACTGCATCCATCCTAGGTGTCTTGCATCAAAATCCACAAAAGGTTGTTCTTCGTGAGTCCGGTATCAATGCTCAGGAACTAGCAAGAACAGGGACTCTACCGGGTAAAGTTTGGACAAGTAACGTGGATGCAAGCAAGGCCATCTCAGTTGTCCAGCCAATGGATATTCCAAAGTCACTATTCGAACTAAAGGACCGTAAGGAGGCTGATATTAAAGATGCTGTCGGAGTTAATGAAGCATATACTGGCCAGTCCGTTGGCTCTCTTACCACTTCTACTGGCGTTGATTCTCTTATTGAAAGAGCGACGATAAGAGACAAAGACAAGATGATTCAGATTGATGAGTTCGTGGAACGGATCTCTCACTTAATTGTTACTTTTATTCTGTATAAGTGGCAGGATAAAAGACCAATCACGACAACAGGTCCTAACGGTCAACCGCAATACGGAGAATACGAGCCGATTTCCGGGAATATTGCGGAACAATTGGAATGGAGAGTCAAGTCCGATGTGTACGCAAAGGCTCCTGTGACTCAAGCAACGAAGCGTCAACAGGCCGATAACTTAATGCAAATGCAAGGACAGTTCCAATTCAACCCGCCAATCATTACACCGGAAGAATGGATCAGGTTCCAGGATTTCGATGTGAAAGAAGAGATCCTAGCTCGTATGCAAGTGGATCGTACAAAGTTAGAAGCTCAAAAGGCTCAAAATCTTGCAGATCATATGATGCAAATTGCCGATGAAATTTCGAAAATGAGATCACAGGGAATTAATGAACAAGATATTCAACAGGCAGCCATTCAGTTAGCGAATGAATTCCTACAACAAGAGGAACAAGAAGAAGCTAAAAACGGAGGACAGCCTACAGCCGAAGGAGATCCTGTAGCTCCAAAGGGAGTAACTGGTCAAGTTCAAATGAATGCTATGGCAAAAGGAATGTAGTTGTGATATACTAAACTTAATCATGAATTATTCTCTTCCGTTAGCACTCCCTAGGTGTAATGGAATTAACCCCTAACATCCTCGTTAGGGGTTTTTTATTTCATATAAAACTAAATTGACTACCCGATCTGGGTTTTCATTAATCTCCTTATCTGTAAACCTCAGTGTTTTCCATCCTTTACTAGCTAAAAAAGCATCCCTTCGTTTATCCTTCGCAACGGCTTCCGGTGAACTATGCCAGATTAACCCATCGCATTCTACCGCAATTCCATACTTCGGTAAAGCTAAGTCAATACTAAACCTCCCTACCTTTAGCTGGGTAACAGGAACAATCCCCCGACCCACTAATCCGTCAAATATCTTTCGCTCAATGGAGCTTTGGCAATACTGTCGATAATACTGAGCCTGTTGCTGAATATCTACACTATCCCTAGTTCTTATGAACGTCATAATTCCACTAATTATAATCAATCCAAATAAGATCCAAAACTCAAACTGATCGAGCATGACGCACCCCCTATCTCTAGTTTATCCGATTTATTCTTTAATACAATAGTGGCCACTTGGGTGGTATTCTATACATTGATTGTTTTGTAATAATAATTCTCTATTTGATGTATTTACAAATAGTGGTTCTTATAGTAATATATTAATAGAATGCTAGAGTTCGGTTAGGCAACCGCAAACAGCCTATTTAGTAAAATTTTCGCTAGGTAAAGCGTAAAAATCCAAAGGAGAGTATGAGCATGAATGATGATCAATTGTTTGAAGTAGAAGTCGATATAGATGAATATGGTGATCCGATTCAAGCGGAACCTGAGAGTTCACAATCGGAAGAACCTGTAGCGGAACCAGAAGTAGAGCCACAGACGGAAATTGAACAAGAACAGACTGAGGTTGAACCTGAGCCTGAACCTTTAGCAGAGGAACCTAAAAAAGTTCAAACTCCCGAAGAGAATGCAAAGTTCGCTGAACAACGTAGGCAGCGTCAATTGCAGGAACAAATTGAAGCTGAACGTAAGAAATGGGAAGCCGAATCGCCTCAAGCGAGAATCGTAAGAGCCCTTCAAGATCAATACGGATTACCACCGGAGCAAATTCTTACTCAGTTAGAGCAGGCTCAATTAGCTAGGAAAGCTCAGGAATTGGGTGTACCTGTTGAGTATCTGAAGCGAGCTGAAGAAGAACGACAAAGTCAAACAACGGAAATTCAACATTTACGTGAAGAGTTAAACCGTATCCAGTTCGAATCGTGGAATACCCGTACGGAAAATGAAAAGGCCAATCTTGCGAAAGATTACCCCATGCTTACGGCTGAAGATTTGGAAAATGCTAGACAAGCTATGTTGGTAGAATATCAGAATCCGAACATGCCTCTTAAAGAAGTGGTGATCGCTAAACACTGGTCCAAAATCGAAACGAGTCTACGGGAACAAGCTCGTCAAGAAGCTCTAGCTCAAGTGAGTGGTCGTGCAAAAAGTCCGTTAGCACCTCAAGGAGGCAAACCTCCAGTGACAGCCACGCTAACAGACGAAGAACGTTGGGCTGCTAAATTGCTAGGTATGTCCGAGGAGGATTATCTCAAATATAAATAATTACAAACAAAGAGGAGGGTTTTAAGATGGCTTTTAGGTATCGTAAAAGCATTGACGGAGATTCCATTTCTCCAGTAAAAGACTTCACCTTAGATACGACTTATGCTACTACCGCAGCAAAAGGTGATATCGTTCGTCTTAATGGTTCCGGTCAGTTAGTATTAGCTGCTACAGGTGACGCAAATGTTCTAGGTGTATTAGAAGGGTTCAACTTCGAAGGAATTACAGCAACTAAGCCTGTAACCGGAAAAGTTCGTACAGCTCCTAATGCTATCTACGAAGCTGAATACGTTGGTGCTGGAGCCTTAACTGTAGGTACTGCTTACGGAATCGACGGAGCTTCTAAATTGGACACTGCGGATACTTCTGTAGTAATCGCTAAGATTGTAGAAGTAGTTAATGGTAAGCCTTATGTCGTAATCACAGCTCGCCAATTAGGCTAATAGAGAGGGGGAATAATCAATGGCAGTAGTTAGCGGAAATTATGGTCGTTTACTAGAACCATGTTTACGTAAGACTTTCTTCGAAACTTACAAGGAAAAGCCTGAACAATACTCCAAAGTATTCAACGTTTTGACTTCTAGTAAAGCGATTGAAACAGATTTAAGAATGGGTGGATTTGGTCTTTGGAATCCTAAAGGAACTTTAGATTCTACTGAATTCCATGATCCAACTCCTACTGACACTGTTCAGTACAAGCATACTACTTTCTCTCAAGGCTTCCAGCTAGAGAAGGAATTAGTAGATGATGAGCAGACTAACATCATCAATAAGATGCCAAAAGCTCTAGCTCGTGCTGCACGTGCCACTATCGAAACTCAAGCAGCAAGCGTTCTAAACAACGCATATTCCACTGCTGTTTTAAAGGGCCAGCCTTTAATCTCTGATACTCATGTATTGCTAGGTGGCGGGACTACTGACAACTTTGTTGGTGCTTACTCCCTAACTGAAGCTAACCTTGAATTGGGTATGAAACTTGCACGTGAACAAGTAGATGAAAGAGGAATCTTGATTCAAATGGTTCCTGACACTCTAATCGTTCCACGTGGTCTAGAGTTCACGGCTGAAAAGATTAGCAAATCTGCTCAGTTACCTGGAACAAACAACAACGATATCAACCCAATGAAGGGCCGTTTCAACGTAATCGTTCTTGATTACTTGACTGACGATGGACGTTGGTTCCTTGTTGATTCTAGCTTAAATCCGTTGAACTTCTTCTGGAGAGAACGCTTGAACTTCAAGCAAGATACTGACTTTGATACTGACGTTGCGAAGTACAAAGGCCGTATGCGTTTTAGCTACGGTGTATCTGACTTCCGTGGAATCATCGGGGCTAAACCATAAATAATTAACTAAAGAAGATCCTCTTACTCTCGTAGTGAGAGGGTCTTTTTAAATTGGAGGATATATGATCACCAAAGAATTCGGATTATTAGGTACAACTCAAGATCAAATCCTGTATAAAATATTTGATGAATTAAGAAAGCAAAACGAACTTCTAGCTTCTCTAGTCCAATCAAAGGAAGAAGAAAAACCAAAGAAAGCAAAGGGGGTAAAGAAAGATGTCGGATTATGATATTGGTATAAAACAAGTTCAACTAACGGGAAGAAAAACGCAATATCAACGGGTGGGAGTCAATCAAACGATTACCAACGCTAGTGGCTCAGTAGTTATTGTGGTTGATTTAGGTGGATTAGGGACAAGGGCATTAAATATTGCATATAAAACCAACGCCGCCGCCGCTATGCACATATTTACGTGCGATGTACAAGGAAATGCGTTTACGGCAGGTTCATCCGTTGCAAATGTCAATAGTGGTACAGGTGTTGTAAATGGAGGTTTAGTGATTGCTGATTGGGGCGGGGCACCAAAAATTGCTATTTATATAGTTGATAAATCTGCTATTGCAGGAAATGTAGTACAGTTTATAGATGTTTGGTATACATCCGCATAAAGAGGAGGTCAATACAAATGAATATTGGTGATGTAGTGATTTTAAACGAACAACAATGTGAAATAGTGGATATTCGAGAAGATGAAAACGGAAATCAAGTTATTGAATATGCCCC